GCAAATTAAAAAACGTTTGAGGGGTCGCGTCGGCCAACAGATAATCGGAATATTTAACCCAATAAGTGAGCAACATTGGATAAAAGAAAATATTTTCGATAGGGAAACATTAACAGACATCGAAAGTAATATTTGTCAAACACAAATAAACGCCACAGGAGACACGATAGTTTTAAAGACGAACTATTTAGATAATAAATATATTGTCGGCGAATGGGACGACGACGGGGCGCAAATCGGCGGTTTTGTCGATACGCATGTAATCAATGACTTTGAAAAGGATAAAATAAACGATTTTAATTATTATCAAATATACGGTTTGGGTAATTGGGGGAAACTTCGCACAGGTGGCGAGTTTTGGAAGGACTTTCAAACGGACAAACACGTCACGACAAAAAGTTGGGACGAAAGTTTGCCAATACATTTATCATTTGACGAAAACGTTAACCCACATATCACATGTCTAGTTTGGCAAATTAACGGCAAAATCGCGACACAGATTGACGAAATTTGTTTGCCCGACCCGCGAAATAGAGTTTTAGACGCTTGCAACGAATTTAAACAACGGTACCCCGTCGGCAGGGTCAAAGGTTTATTTTTATACGGCGACCGAACAAGTATAAAAGAGGACACGAAGTTGGCGAAAGGAGAGAATTTTTATACCAAAATAAACCAACATTTAGCCGAATATTCACCACGTTTGCGCATGCAAAGTGTAAACCCAAGCGTCGCACAGTCAGGGGGTTTCATTAATGAAATTTATCGTAATTGTTTTGAAAATATAACTATCTTTGTAAATGATAAATGCAAAAAAAGCCTTTTCGATTATCAATATGCATTAGAAGACAGCGACGGAACCATTAAGAAATCAAAGAAAACAAACCCCGTAACAAAGGTAAGTTTTGAGGAGTTCGGACATTGTAGCGACGCGAAAAGGTACTTTTTAACGGTGGCGTTTGCTACTGAATATCAAAATTATTTAAGAGGTGGCCGAAAGTCCACAATTTCAATAGGTAGAAATAGAACAAAATCAGGGTATTAAATGAGTAAATTTATATTTAAAATGTATTTGACATTCATTTTGATAGTCTTTAAAATAAAAAATTTATGGCGTATTTAAACGGCACAGACTATTTATTGCAAATTCAGGACGTTAATTTGCAACAAATCATTAATTCAAACGTCGCAATCAGGGAAAATGCAGACCTATTGGCCGAAGCCGAAGCGCGTTCGTACTTAATACAAAAGTATGATTTTGACGCGGAATTGGTAAAGACAGGGACAGCAAGAGACCCGCAATTGTTGGCGTACATTATCGACATTGCTTTGTTTCATTTGCACAGCAGAATAGCACCGCGCAACGTTCCTGAATTAAGACAAACAAGATACGACAACGCAATTTCGTGGCTTAAAATGTGCGCATTTGGAGACGTGACGCCAAAATTAACGCCGATTTCGCCCGCACAGGGTAACCGCATAAGATACGGCGGGAATACTAAAAACACAAACCAATACTAAAAATGGGAATATTTGACAAACAAATCAAAGGGGTTAAAAATCTTTTTAATTATACGCAAATTTTGGCACCGCAAGAAAGCAACCCGAAAAATTTAGGGTCGCGAGTTATGCCGTTACAGTTGCAACGTATCAAACAAGACACGTTAACGTGGCGCGAGGGTATCGAAGAAGCCGAACGCGCTTACGTTCCATTTCGTGTAAAAATGCAAGAAACATTCGTTGACACGATTTTAAACGGTCACGTTTCGGCTTGTATTGAGCGAAGAAAAGATTTGACATTATTGCGTGATTGGCAAATAATAAACCCCGACGGTTCGGTAAACGAAGACGTCGAATTGCTATTGAATTCCGCTTGGTTTAATAAATTTATGTCGTTTTCGTTAGATACAATCTTTTTTGGCTATACCCTTGTGAGTTTGGGAGACATTAAAGACGGAAAATTCGAAGACATTGAAATAATTAAACGTTGGAACATTTCGCCCGACCGCAAGGTCGTTTCGTCGGTTCCATACGATACAAACGGCGTAAGTTTTGAAGCGGACGAGTTTAAAAATTGGCACGTTTACATAAAAACAGTTAACGACATCGGTTCGTCAAAATGCGGGTTTGGGTTGCTTTATTCCGTTGCTTTGTACGAAATATTTTTGCGTAATTTATTGGGTTACAATGGCGACTTTGTAGAATTATATTCGCAACCTTACAGAATAGGGAAAACAAACAAAACGCAAGGAGTTGAACGCGACACGTTCGAAGACGCCGTCGCCAATATGGGTTCGGCAGGTTATGCGATTTTGGACGCAATGGACGACACAATCGAATTTTTGGACAGTTCATTGGGCGGGACAGGTTACAAAGGATATGCCGATTTGGAGCAACGTATCGAAAAGAAAATTTCGAAATTGATTTTAGGACACGCCGACGCATTAGACAGCACAGCGGGAAAAATCGGAGCAAGTCAGGGCGAAGAAAGTCCAACAGCGCAAGCGTTAAAAGACAAACAAACAAAAGACGGCGTTTTCGTTACGGACGTAATCAATTGCGAGTTATTGCCGAGACTTCGAAATTTAGGTTTTGCAATTCCCGACGCCGTTAAATTCGAGTTTAAAAACGACAGCGAACAAAACGAAACAAATAATAATATTGTCGAAATGGCGGTCAAAATAAAAAACGCAGGCTTACAAATGGACAAAGACTATTTTGAAGAACAAACGGGAATAAAATTATTTGATTTGCCCGCCGTCGCTTCAAGTCCAACACCAAGTCAAAGCGTAAAAAATAGACTAGAAAGTTTGTATAAATAATGAATTACACACAACAGCAAATCGACGCATTAATCGAGGGGGTTTATAACGGGTCAATTACGACCCGCGATTTGCCCGTTGGGTTATACAATGCAATTTCGACAAAGTTGTTGTCGGCATTGGGAAGCGTTGAGGGGTCGCCAAGTGTAAGCCTATTAAACCAATTAAAAGAAAATATTTACATGTTTTCAGGTGCAAAGGTTTACCAACAAATTCAAGAAATTAGCTTGTTAGCTAATAACGAAACTATAAAATCTTACGCAAATTTTAGAGACGAAGCGTTGGGAATTTATAAGCAATATAATAAAAATTGGCTAGAAACGGAATATAAAACAGCAATTGGACAGGCACAAAGCGCGACGCGTTGGGAACAAATCGAAGCGCAAAAATTTGAATTGCCTTATTTGCAATATAGCGCCGTAATCGACAAAAACACGTCCGACATTTGCAAACCATTAGACGGAATTTGTTTGCCTGTTGAAAACAAGTTTTGGAATGTAAACACACCGTTAAACCATTTCAATTGCCGTTGCACAGTTATACAATTTGACAAAACAGACGCAACACAAAAGGGAATAACACCAAAAGAAGACGCCGACAAAGCAACCGAAGAAATTTCAAAGAATAGACACCCTTTGTTTGAGGGCAACAGCGGAAAAGATAGGCTAATTTTTAATGATAAACACCCTTATTTTGAAGTTCCAAAAGTCGACAAAGAATTTGCAAAAACAAATTTTGGTTTGCCAATTCCACAACTTGAAAGCGTTTTCACACCCGCCAAAACGGTATCGGAAGCGAGAACAAACATTTTAAACATATTTGAAGAAAATTTGGGAATTAAGGGAAAATCGGTTGGCGTATCAAAAGATTTAACATTGGCAGACTTAAACGCAAGGAGCGAGCAATTATTTAATTTGACAAAAGAATATAATATTGGATTTAATAAAAATTCAGTTCCCGAAATAAAATTTCAATCGACGGGCGGGGCGTACGGACGTGTTAATTATTTTTACGACGGTAGATTGAAATCAATGAATTTCGGAAGTAGATTTGACGCGTCAAGGGCAATTGAAGACCGAATAAAAATAACACAAACAGGGTTTACAGGTTTTGCAAAATCAAAAGTAGACTTTGACAAATTAAATTTGTCGACATTAACGCATGAGTTCGGACACACTATTGCCGTTTCAGATATAAGAACGGATTTTGCAGGATTTAAGGATTTTTGGGACGAAATGAAAGCATTAAAAAAAGCATATAACACCGAAATAAACAAATTGGCTACAATTAAAGACACGGCAAAATTAAATGAATTATATTTGGGAGATTATGCACGAACAAGCGTTGACGAATTTTTGGCCGAGGGTTTCACAGAATATAAATTAAAAACGAACCCGTCAAAATACGCAACAGAAATTGGAAAAACAATTGACAAATACTTTAAAAAATAAAAAAATTATGGAAGCAATAAATTTGGTTTGTTTTAAATGCAAACATTTTCGAAGATTTACAGGCGACGGCGGTTGTGACGCGTTCCCAAAAGGTATTCCGAACGAAATAACTTCGGGAGACAACAAGCACAAAGAACCATTAAAAGGACAAGAAAACGACATCGTTTTTGAACCAATAAAAGAAACATAAAACAATGGCGTCACAGTTTGATTTTAGACGGGTGCAAATAAGGTTAAAAGAAGCCGAAAAGGGTTTGTCTTTGTCGTTGGCAAATATTGCTAAAAATGAATTTTTAGACAATTTCAGGGAGCAAGGTTTTAACGGCCAAAAGTGGCGCGAAGTTCAAAGACGTATCGCAGGGACAAAAGCGTATGCAGGGAGCAAAGATAGGGGCAAAAGAACCCGCGCAATATTACAGGGCAAAGGTTCGGGACGTTTGCGAAAAGACGTCGCAAATTCAGTAAGCAACGGCCAAAAAAATAGTGAGTTAAGCTATACTTTAATAGTTAAAAACGAATACGCAAGTTATCACAACGACGGAACGGCAAAAATACCGCAACGTCAATTCGTCGGAATGACTGAAAAATTAAATAAAAAGATTTTGAACAAAATAAACGAAAAATTTTCGCAAATATGGTAAACGTGATAAACGAAATTGTCGCGCAACTTCGCGCAATTCCTGAATTAAAATTAGTAACTATTTGGAATAATCAATTTAGCTACATGGACGACGGCGAAATCTATTCTTTTCCTATGCCTTGCGCATTTGTTGAGGTCAACGCGGACAATTTCGAGCAGTTAGGAAACAACTTTCAAGCGTCGGACATTAATATAAAAATACATATTGGACAGGATTTTTACAACGGTTCGAACATAGACGAAAATTTGACTATCTTTGTACTTCGTGACTTGGTAGTCAAAAAGTTATCACGTTTCAAACCAACAACCGCAGGCGATTTGGTTAAAACGAGCGAAAAACAAGACTTTCAACACACAAACGTATATCATTACGAAATAGATTTTATAACGCATTACGTCGACAATACGGCAGTAATTGCCGACATATTAACAACACCGCCGACAGGCTTACAAATACAATAAAAAAGAAATGGCAAGAACAATTGAACAAATACAAGCGGGAATTATAGCAGACATACAGGCGACGCCTGAATTGGCCGAAGCAAACAGCACGAGCAGGCGCGCAATTTGGCGTTTATTCGCATTTGTGCAAGCGTCGGCGATTTTGTTATTAGAGCAAATAATCGACGTTTTTACGACTGAAAACGACATAAAAATAAGTAAGGCAATACCCGCGACGGCGAGTTGGTTAAACGCAAAAGTTTTAGAGTTTCAATATTCAGCAACAAACCCGCAAATCGTGCAATTGATTAATTTTGCGCCCGTTTACCCTGTAATTGACGCGTCATTGCGTTTGATTTCGCGTTGTTCGGTTGTGACTACAATATCAAATCAGGTAATTATAAAAGTAGCTAAAAATGACCCGCCCGTTGCATTAACGACGACGGAATTAAGTTCGTTGCAATCGTATATTAATAATATTGGAATTGTGGGCGTTTCTTACAATTGTCAAAGTTTGACGGCCGACAAAATACATATCGAAGCCGAAATCTATTTCGACGGTCAATATAGCACGGTAATTTCGGGAACTGTTGAAAATGCAATCGACAATTTTTTATCTAAATTATCATTTAACGGAAATTTAAAGGTTTCAGATATTGAGTTGGCAATTAGAAGCGTTACAGGAGTTAACGACGTGTTATTGAAAAATATAAAAATGAGAAGCGACGCAACGGCATTTGTCGACGGTACTTTTTTAGTACAAAATAACACGGTTATTTCGAGAATATTCCCGACAATTTCGGGTTATGTAGTAGAAGAAACGACAGCAGGCCAAACTTTCGCCGATAAATTAACTTACATAGCGAATTAATTATGTATAATATTGACTATAATACAACGGTCGAAAATCTTTTGGTACCCGACAAAAGGACAAAAAAAACAGTCGCATATAATACGGCGTTGGTTGCCGACGTCGCAAACAATCATAATTTATTATTCAGCAAATATAAAGATTTTACAATTTTGCCAATTTGGACGGCGGGAACGTATGCAAAAAATGAATTGATACGATACGGGAAAAGTATATTTCAAAGCATCGAAAACGGAAACACAACCCAACCGACATTCTCAAACACTTGGCGTTTGGTATCGGACAACTTTTTGGGTTCCGATTTTAGGTTGGAAATCAGGGGCGAAAAATTAAACCTTGAATTTGCATTAAATACATGGTTCGGTACTTTGTTCAGACAACCAAGCGTCGGTTTAAGCGACATTTATTTGGTTACAAATCCAATTGCACCAATTAGCGTTTTTAGGGTCGGAAATAGCGAGTTTGAAAGTTCAAAAGTCTTTTTAAACATTAGCGACGAATTTGTAATTAACTATTATAGCTTTTCGGCGCAATACAATTTAACAATTAACGTTCCGTCGGCTTTGTTTTTATCACTTGGAGCAACGGACGATATTAGAAATTCAATTATACGTAATTTCGCAGACAAATACATAAACGCAGGTTTAACCTACACTTTAAATACATATTAAAAATGAAAATTTTAAACATTTCAGACGTTAGCAGTTCAAACGCTTTGCCAATCAAAGCGGGGACGTTGCAATTTTTACAGGACGCACACAAAGAAGCAATCGCGGGACTTGTTACAAACGTGATACCGTTGCCGTTGCCAAATACGGTTTATATTTTATCAGGGTGCAAAAATTTAACAACGGCGCCAATTTATACGCTAACGGCGGGGGTTTTATTTTACAATGGCGAAATTTTCAACTTTGACGGCGCGACATTTACTTTGACGGGTTTACAAAAAGCCTATGCAAGAATAGAAACGACGCAATATTTGACAAACGCCGATCCCGTACAATTTACCGACGGAGTTAGTCGCAATGTTCACAACATTAGAAAAATTGTAATCGAAAACACCGTGACAAGTTCGGGTTTACCTGAATTTGTGGACTTTATTAATGTAGGGCAATGGAAAGACGCGACGGACGCGTTAAATTTGGCCGTTACAACAATGCAGGCGACGGATATTTCTTTGCAAAATCAAATCAATATATTAAGCGCATCTTTGCCGAAAAACATAGGTTATATTTCAGGGTTAAATTTACCCGTTTTAAGTGGGTCTTTGACTGTTGGCGGGAATATTACAAGCGCAACAGGAACGGCAAGCGACGGGATTTTAGTTACAATGCAAAACGCAATGCCAAATATTAACTATTATGTTCGTTGTATCGTTGAAAGTCAGGCAGGCTACACGTTAGACAGTCAGGTTGCGGGGTCGTCGTTTAAAAAAATAAGTACAACGCAATTTTATTACATCGTTGCGGAAACGGGAAGCGCGACGCAAAATTTAAAGGTGCATTTTGAAGCCGTAGCGTATTAAAAAATGAGCGTATCAAAACAAAGACGAGTAACGGCGTACCCTAGCCCCTTAAACTTTAAAAAGTTAAAGGAAACAACGGACGCCCGAAACGTAAGTAAAAGCAAAGTAATAAACGAAGCGTTAACCGTCTATTTTAAAGATATTAAAACAATTTAATTAATAATTTTATTGTTTTTATTAAAAAAAGTATTACACAATTTAGAATAAACCTAAATTAAAATAAAAATTTTATACATTTGTATTATGATTTATTGCATTGACGAAAATATCGACGAACCAATTATGCTAATTAACACCCACATCGGTTTTGACGAAGTGGACGGAATGGGTATTGACGGGGCGTTGTTTCAAAAAGAATTGTTATATTTGGACACGTTAGGAAAAAAACGTATTCAAATTTGGATAAATTCAATAGGCGGGGTTGTCATGGACGGATATTCGATAGCGTCGGCAATCATTAAAACCAAAACACCCGTTGACACGTTTAACGTTGGTATTTGCGCAAGTATTGCGGGCGTGATTTTTATGTGTGGACGTAACCGCGTCGCAATGGATTACAGTTTGTTAATGATACACAAACCAAGCGGGGGCAACGACGAAAAAGTTTTGGAGTTAATGAAAGAAAGTTTGGTAACAATGTTGACAGCAAAAAGCGGTTTAACAATGGAACAAGTTTCCGCATTAATGGACGCGACTAGTTGGATAAATGCAAGCGAATGTTTAAAAATGGGGTTCGCAACTGAAATCGAAAAAACGGCAAAAGCCGAAACAATAACGGCAACGAATTACGCCGATATATTCACGCAAGCGAATAAGATTACAAATAAAATTTTAAAACCAATAATTAACAACAAAAAAATTATGTTAAAAGTAACAAACAAGTTAGGTTTAACCGAAGACGCAAACGAAGAAAGCATTTTGAACGCTATCGAAAAAATCGTCAACAGTTCAAACGCGGAAGCCGAAACAATGAAAAAAACAATTTCGGACATGGAAACGGAATTGGCATCGTTAAAGGAAAAATACGACGCTATGATTATCGAAGTAGAAACAGAAAAAGAAATGTCCGAAGAAAAAGAAGCAACCGACATGGTTACTAATTTCGCAAAATTGGGACGTATCAAAAACGAAGACGAAAACGTAAAAATGTGGGTTAACCTTGCAAAAGCGGATTTTGACGGAACGAAAACAATAATCGAGAATTTGCCTTTAAATGTAATTGCAAATAAAATCGAAAACGAAGACAAAAAAGACGAAACAGTTTTTAAAAACGGTTATGATTTTTTGAACTTTGAACAAAAACAAATTAACAACAAAAACAAAAAATAAAAGAATATGTCAGTAAGTTTAACAACAGCAAATTTTACCCAATTCGAAAAAGGGTTTTTTATCACGGAAGCCGTTATCGGTTTAGACACAATTAACAAAGGTTTGGCCTATGTTGCGCAAGGCGTACATAATGACCAATACGCGTTCCCTGTATTAACGGCAAACGTAGTATTAAACCCAAGAACAGATTTACCTGTTGACAACGACACAACCGTTTTGTCAAATAGAACGATTACGTTAGGAGCGTTTGAAGCGTTCGAAAAATTCGACCCGTCAATCTTTGAAAACCATTGGCACACAACAGAACTTGCAGACAAAATGTTGTCTCGTTCATTGCCTGCAACTTTCGTTAATTATTTAGGTTCATATTACACGGCAAAAACTTTTGCACCTGTTGAACGAATGATACATGAGGGGTCAATCTCTTACACAACTTCAGCTAGCACACCCGCATCGGCTAATTATTCAATCAAACATTTTGACGGTTTAATCAAACAAGCGTTAAACGCTACAACACCCGCTTTGCAAGTTGGAACGCCTATTGCTTTGACAAGTGCAAACATTATTGCAAAAATGGAATTGGCTAAAAACTTAATGCCGAAAGCATTATTAGCAAGCGCAGACCGTTACAAAAAACTAAAATTTATCATGTCAGTTGAAGACGCGCAAAAATATGAAGACGCGTTGGTAAATACAACCTACAAAAAC